TGTAAAAAAAGATTTACACGAAAAGATTTTATGGATGGAGTTTATACTTATTCATGGGATAAAAACAGATGGGAGAGATTAAAAAGAGAAGGTTGGATAGAAACTTGGAGGCATCGTAACAGAACTACTATAATGTACTCTGTATTTAAAACATCTTTTAAATGCTCTCAAATGATAAGTAGAATATATAGAATACTTCTTGGCGAAGAGGATCTACCTACATCAGAAAGAAGTATATTTTTTAATAATAAATCATATACAGATAAAGTTTATAATAAAGCTATTGATGATATGATTAAAGATAAAGATAGATAATTATGCCAAAAGGAAAAGGAACATACGGGTCAAAAGTTGGAAGACCTAAGAAAAAGAAAAAATCTAAGAAGAAAAAATCTAAAAAATAGAATTATGGGATTAATGAAGAAGTTAAAATTACCAAAAGTGGGTGGAGGTCCAAAAGGTCAACCTAATGTAAATCAAAGAGTTGTCCCAAAATCAAAAACTAAAAACCCATCAAAAAGAATAACTAGACCTGTGCCGATAGGTAGAAAATATGGTACTATAAGTGGAGGCGCTAGAAGACGATAATAAATAAATAATTATGGCTAAAAGAACAAAAAGTAAAATAGGTGGTGGACTAACAACACCAAAAGAATATAGAAAAGATAGTTTAGGAGGTAAACTTTGGAATAAAAATAATGTAACTGGTTTCCACAAAAAACTTTCTTTTTCACCTTTACATAATAATACTAAAAATTTTAAAGCAGGTAACATGAATAGAGCACATTATTATTTAACAGGATGGGTTGATGTAGGAGCGAGTAGTAGTGCTTATGGGAATCCTCCTGCTGGATGGTAATATAAAATAAAAATATTATGGCAAAAAAAGCAAAATCTAATCCCAAAGGCGGGTTAAAAATGTCACCATATTATGGTGTGGCACCAAAGAAAAAGAAAAGGTTTGGTGGTATGAAAAATTCTCTATTAAAAATGGTTCCTTATGGAGTTAGTAGTTATAGAGGTACAGCACCTGTATTTGGTAGTGTTGATAGTTTTGTACAGTGAATATATTTAAAGATAATAACGATTGGAATGAAAAAACTATAATTGGTGCATTAGCATTTTTTGTTATGTGCGTAGTTATGGCTTTAGATCTTTCAACTGGATATTGGGGACTAGAACTAACTATTAATGAATTTGTATATGATTCTTTCGTATATGTTACATTAGGTTGTTTTGGTATTGCTGGTATAGAAAAATTTGCAAAAAAATAAAATTAAATTATGTTAGGAAACTTATTATCTGGAGGAGCTGCAGATTTAGTTAAAGGAGTTGGTGGTGTTATAGATAATCTACATACATCTAAAGAAGAAAAGCTCGAAGCAGAAAGAAAAATAAAAGAAATTATAGCTAACTATGAGATTGAAATGGAAAAGAATATCACATCTCGTTGGGAAGCGGATTTAAAATCAGATTCTTGGTTAAGTAAAAATGTTAGACCATTAACCTTGATATTTTTAATAGTATGCACCATGCTATTAATATTTATAGATGCTGGTGCATTAAAATTTGAAGTAAAATCATCTTGGGTGGATTTACTTCAATTGGTATTAATAACTGTGATCGGTGCCTATTTTGGTGGTAGATCACTAGAAAAAGTAAAAAAATAAAATTATGGCAGAAAAAACAAGTGCTTATTGGAATTTTGGCCAATTCGGTAGTGCTATTTTAGATAAACATGAGAATGATAGTGGAGCAGCTCACTACTTATATCCACCAAAAGGTATGGTAGTTGTAGCTATCACAGCGTTATATGATAGTCAGTTTAGAGCAACTACCGGTTTAGTATCTGAATTTACGTATGGTAGCGATGGAAATTATATAGGAGCTGTAGGTTCACAAAATTTTAGAGGAAATCATAGATATATAACAACAGCAAATGGAGCTAATACCCAAAGTGCTCATGAGATTGGAGACTTCCAAGTAGTAGGTTGTGATGGAATTGGTAGCTCATCTACAACATTAACATTAGGTAATACTACTGAAAGAAACAATATCCAAGTAGGACAAATAATAGAATCAGTTGGTACAGCCGCAATACCTGGTAATGCTGGTCCAACAACTGGTGGCCCAATACCTAGAGATTTAGAGAATCCAGTTAGAATTGCTGCTTATGACGGTGCTTCTACTGTAACAATGAGTAGAGCTCTTAATATTAGTGCTACTGCTAATCTAACAGTATCCTTCTATAATATTGGAGGTCAAGGACATGGTGGTTCTCAATGGGCTGGAGGTGCTAGTGGTCATTGGTTAAAAACAGGAATTACTATTTATGGTCGATGGACACAAATAGGTCTAAGTAGTGTGACTGGTCATGGGCCAAACAACGCTGGAGGTGTTGTATGTTACTTTGGACCTGGTGGACCTGCTGGAGAGTCTTACGGTTACAACCCATTAAGCTCACAACAGTAATGTCGTTAGGTTTATACGTAGGTAGTAGTTATAGACAGACAGCCGCTGTTGAAGATTATTTCTTTCAATATGTGAGTAATCTTTTACAACCTCTTGATAATATTACAGATGATCATGATACTTGGGATTTAGATTCTGACGGAAATATAATGCCGGCTATTACTCCAACAGAAGAAGGTTGGTTTGATTTGGATAGTGATAGTAATATACAACCTATAGCTGGAACATTTGGCTGGTAATATAACAATATAAAAAATATAAAATATGGCAACAAAAAGTATAGTACCTAGAGCCAACGGCGAGGGTAGTTTAGGAACCTCAGCAAAAGGTTGGGGTGGTTTATACACAACAGACACGACAACTAGTAGTGCTAACACTGGTGGTGTTTTACAGTTAGCAGCTAACGATGGAGCAGCGATGGGAGATAGTCACCGATTAGGTGTTATTTACTTTAAAGGTGCTGAAGATACAAGTGGTACACTAACAACAGGTGCAAGAATAGAAGCGCTAACTGATGCAGCATGGACAAACGCTGAGAATGGTTGTGCTTTATCTTTTTATACTACAGATGATAATGCTTCTGAAGGAATTGCACTTAAATTAGATAGTAATCAAAAAGCAACTTTCTATGGAGATGTTCAAGTTGGATCAGCTAAAGTAACAGGTATAGAATCTTTCACTGTAGCTTGTTCTGACGAAACAACTTTATTAACTACAGGTACAGCTAAAGCAACATTTAGAATGCCTTATGCATTTACGTTAACAGCTGTTAGAGCAAGTGTTAACACAGCACCAACAGGTTCTGTTCTTACAGTAGATATAAATGAAGGTGGTTCAACAATATTATCAACTAAATTAACTATTGATGCTAGTGAAAAAACATCAACTTCAGCAGCTACCGCAGCTGTTATTAGCGACACGGCTTTAGCTGATGACGCTGAAATAACTATTGATATTGACGGCGTTGGTAGTACTGTAGCTGGTAAAGGTTTAAAAGTTACATTAATAGGATACCAAGCGTAATATGGGAAATTTTATAAATTCATCTCCAGCTGTTCATTTTCACAATAACAACTCTGTTCTTTTTGATGGTACTGATGACCACATGACAATGGCTGGTCTTACTAATGACATAAGTACAACAAGAGGAAGCGTGTCGTTTTGGGTAAAACTTGATTCTACTAGTAGTAATGCTAATTGGTTTAAAGCTAGTGTAGATTCAAATAATCAATTAGGAATGACATACATGAATAGTACTACAGTAATGAGACCAACTTTTAAAGCTGGTGGTACCTCTGAAACTATTGATATTGCTTTTAATTTTGAGGGTAATGATACTTGGTATCACGTCGCTATGACTTGGGATACTGAAGCTGGAGAAGGAGAGGCTGGAGAATTTAAAGCTTATTTAAATGGAGCTCAATCAGGAAGTACACAAGCTATAGAAGGTACTTGGTCTGGAAGTATAGATACTGTTATGGCAGGTAAAAATACTCTTAATAATAATAATTATGCAGAAGGTCACATGAGTCAACTTACAGTTTGGAAAACAGCCTTGACATCAGCACAAATGTTACAATTATATAACGGAGGTACTCCTGGTAACCCTTTAATGAATAGTAATGTTGCTAATTTAATAGGATGGTATGGTTTTAACGAAGGTACCGGTACTAGTGTAGCTGATTTGTCAGGCACAGGAAATACAGGAACTTTAGTAAACGGAGCAGCATTTAACACAGATACACCTTAATATGGCTAGAAAATATATAATAGTAAATACAAGTGAATTAAGTAGTTTAGATTATAATGAATTATTAACTACGTCACAAAATACAGCTAGAAAAAATTTAGCTGGAGATAAAGCTATAGTTTCTTATGAAGGAACTACACCAAGCGCGTTAGCTGGTAAAACAGAGTATACAAACGCTCAAGTACAAACTATTGTTGATAATATTAATAATGGTTGGTACGAAGAAGAAGAATAAAATAAATAATAATTAAATTAAATAAAATGGCAACAAGCAAAACAAAAAACACATCTAGAAAGATTAAAGAATTAAAAGGTATTAAACCTGAAAAAATTACTGACGAGCAGTTAACAAAAGTACAAAGCACTATAGACGGTATAAATAGAATACAATTAGAGTTAGGTTCTATAGAAGTACAAAAACACGAAACATTACACCGTGCAAGTGCTTTAAGAGAGGTTTTAGGTGTATTACAAAAAGAGTTTGAAAAAGAATATGGTACATTTGATGTAGATATACAAACTGGTATTATAAATTATAAAGAAGATGGAGAGACTAATAAGAAAGATTAGTGTAGGTAAAGATTATAAAAATGACGCTATGCACTATTCTGTTGGTCAAGAGGTTTATGGAGGACATACTATTTGTAATATATTAGAAGAAGAAGATAAATATTCTATTTATATAAGAAAAGAAAAAAATGTTATACCGTGGAAAGATTTTAATAAAAATATGGCGGTATCTATTGAGTATAATCTAGAGTACTAATGAAAGCTGTACATGATTTTTTAATAACACCTAAGGGTGGTAGATATAATAACACAAAGCAGATTGGTGATAAACAGTTGATAACTAATACTGATATGTCTAATCATAGATATATAAATAGAGAAGCTATTGTAAAATCTGTGCCAACTATTAATAAAACAGATATAGAAGTAGGTGATGAAATAATAATACATCACAACGTGTTTCGTAGATGGTATAATATGCATTGTGAAGAAAGAAACAGTAGAGGTTATTTCGATGAAAAACATTATTTAGCTCAATTAGATCAAGTTTATTTATATAAAAAAAATAATGAATGGAAAGCTTTAGATGGATGGTGTTTCGTTCAGCCTTTAAAATCAACTGATCATTGGGATAACAATCCAGAAAAACCGTTAATGGGTATTATTAAATACACTGATGGTAGTTTTAAAAAAGGAGATTTAATAGGATTTTTACCTAAAATAGAGCATGAGTTTATTATCAATGATAAGCGTCTTTATAAAATTATGACTAAATTTATTACAATTAAATATGAATATCAAGGAGACGAAGAAGAATATAATCCAAGCTGGGCAAAAAGCAGTTGATGAATTAATTAAAGTTGCTAAAGAACCTATTGTAGATTCTGATGACGATATATCAGCTGATAGATTAAAAAACGCCGCAGCTACTAAAAAACTAGCTATATTTGACGCATTTGAAATACTTAACAGAATCCAAGAAGAAGAGAACTTGCTTGAGGG